CCGTCTTTATCAAGTAAAGGCTCTCCATTTATACCTAAAACCTTCTTTCGAACTTTCTTTTTAGGCCGTGCATTTTCAGTAGCATTAAAGATTTGATGTTGAGTAACATCGTATTCTTCTCTAGCTTTTGAATATGTAGGCGCAACCATTGCCCCAACCGCTTCAACAATAGCGGGCAATGCTGGTATAGGCAATGTGGTTGCCTCTTGTTTCTCTTGTATTTTCTTTGCCATTATTTTTATATTGCGGTTAGGGGTTAATTAAACAGATCAAATATTGAGTCGTCTACTTCTTGAAGATTTTCCCCAAAGTTTTCTGCCATTCCGGTTAAAGTATCTGGACCATCATCAAAAGCATTTTTACCTTTTGCTAAATATCCTGTTACATGCTTATAGAACTTAGGCCATCGTTCCTTCCAGCCTACAGGAAAATGAATCAGCATATTGACTTTAGCTGAATTGGTAAATATTCTAACTTCCTTATTCTGTCCTTGGTGAAACCAACTTACCTCAGTGTTGAATGCTTTGAGATTTACCAAATGTGCTTCAACATTTCGAGCGAAACCACGACCACCATTATTACTTTCGATCAAAGAATATTGTACTTGGTTATAAGCTAACTGACGGGCTGTCTCAGGTTCGGTTATCTCCATTGACTGATCTGTGTATAGAACATCAACAACGTAAATACCTAACTCAGTTTCATCATATGCGATTGAACACAAATGATCTTTACCTGTATCAGCTGTATCAGTATATGATTTTCTAATCTTTTCTTTAGATGGAGGAACCTCAATATATTCCTTGAAAGTTTTATATAGGAAGCCTTCCTTAGGTTGTGGATCCTGCATGTATTGCCTGCCAAAAATGATCGGATTAACACCGTTCATTTTTAAAAGTTCATTAAGGGTATGTTTAAATTCCCATAAAGCACGGCCTTCATGCAGCTCCTGCCCTTCTTCAACGATTATACATGGTAGACTAAGTACGGTCCATTCACCAGGATAATTTTCTAAAACGTGTCCGCAAAGATCTTTCTCATGAAGTCTTTGCATAATAATGATGATTGGAGTATTACGGCTGTTTACGCGATTGATGATCGTTGAGTCGAAACGATTATTTACACGTTCACGAACTGTCTCACTATCCGCGTCATCTGGCTTGATGGGATCATCTATGATCAAGGCGCCTGAAAAAGTTGTTTTACCCATTTCGGCAAACATCTCATCAACATAAGATTCAAACTCTTTACGCTCTTTATCCTTCTCTTCGGCTTCTTTGATTAAGTCTGGATCATCAACCTGCCCAGCACCAAAACCAGTAACCTGACCACCTGCAGCACGAGCATAAACTCCACCGCCCTCTGTCGTGTACCATTTATTCTTTGCTCCAGATCCTTTCTTCAATTCAACATCAGGGAATATTTGTTGATACGCTTCGCTAGTAACTAAATCTTTTACAGCTTCTGAGTTATCTAAAGCGAGATCATCGGAATAACTTAAGTGGATAAATTTGGATGCTGGATTGATTGCTAAACCTGCGGATATAAAGTTTTTAACTGCTAATTCAGTCTTACCATAGCGCGGAGCAATATTGATTATTAAGCGCGTTATACGCCCCATAAGAACATCATCCAAAGCATTAGCGATCTTAACATGATGCTCACCAACAACAAAACTTCTTCCATATTGCTTTTGAAAGAAGTACTGGGTGTAATTCATCATCTTTGATTTGCAGAACAATGCCAACAGTTCAGCTTTAGTCATACCGCCTTTAACCACTTCCATAGCTATTCGATATTAAAATTGCCTTTTTGAAATTCAGATAATATCCGAGTTGCTTCTTCTGGTGATACTTTCGAATGAATCGGTTCAACCTTAGCGTTGATCTCAAGATTATCTTTGTACATCGCATTGACGCGAGCAAGCTTATCTAACATTGCATCAACGGGATATAGCTCGACCTTTGGTCCAAACTCTTTCATCTCAAATGATTTGATCTTTCCTGCTTCTTTATCTGCGGCAAGCTTGACTAAATCAAGACGGACCTGTTGAACGATTTCAATCTCAATATCATCAAATGTCGCATTTGGCTCTCTCTCCAACTGGATCTCAAGCATCAATATTTCATCTTCATATTTTACGAGACCTTCGATAAAATCATCCATTTCCTCTCCTGTATAGCCTTTACGTTCAGCAAACATATGCTTACGTAAAATAGATTCTCTTTTTCGCTCAATTAGTAATTGTAGTGGTTTAGGAACAGCTTTTTGCTTTTCAACATCAACGACAATTAAGTAGTCGTTGATGTTCGATCCTGCGATGTCAGTCATTAATTTCATGACCTTATCCGAATCCATCTTCGATTCCTTCAACCTAGCATCGATATGAGCAGAGATGTTAGGTTTCGTCAAGTTCTCGCAACCAATTGCCCTAGCTGTGTTTTCACTATACCCTGCTTGAAGTGCAGCCCTCGTTGCGTTGAAATGTGTGAGATAATTATCAACGAATAACTGTTGTTTAGGCGTTAGTTTAGTCTTTACCTCATCACTCACCTTTCACCTCCTTTACTAATTCATCAACTAGATGTTTAAACACCTTATCAACTTGATATACTTCCCGAGCCACTTTAATGCGATAGGAAGCACTTTGCTGGTTGATTCCAAGGAACTTCTTGATCGTATTACAGATTCCGTTCTCGACTTTTTCACTGAGTAGAATTGACTTAGGCGAAAAGATTAAAAGCACGGAAGCAGCAAAAAGAATCTCTGAATTACACTTCTTTGGTCCAGGATTGACAAGGTTATAGATTGCTTTCACGATGGTTTCATCCAGTTTCTGAGCTGTCAATGCTTCCCGATAATCCTCGAATGGGATATCAGGATTACGCTGAGTTGCTAGTTTTAAAATGAATTTTTCCATATTAGCAAAGCTAATTACAAAAACTAAGTAATCCAAATAGATTACTTAGTTTTTAAAATGGAGTATCATCTAGCTGTGGATTATCCCAATTTGTATACTTGCTCATGTCGTTGGAAGGCAATGTGATCGTTCCCTGAACAAATGAAAAATCAGTGATCATCGGTTCAGCAATTTCATGATCATTTGTGAAATTTGTTGTAGGACCATGGAACTGAAGTAAGATGATATCGGTCGCACCATTTCTATTTTTTGCAATTATATTTTCAGCTAAACCAACTGTCGATCTTCCCTCCTCATCTTCTGTGATCCCGTAATACTCGGGACGGTAAAGAAACATGACGATATCAGCATCCTGCTCGATTGATCCCGATTCACGTAAATCTTGAAGCATTGGTCTCTTGCTATTCCCTGGACGAGATTCAACTGCTCGAGATAACTGCGACAAAGCTAGTACAGGAATTTGAAGTTCTTTAGCCAAAATTTTCAATCCACGTGAGATCTTACTGATTTCATCAAATCTTCTTTCACCTGGAATTGTGATCAACTGCAGGTAATCGACAAATATCATTTCGATTCCATGAAGTCTTTTCATCCGTTTTGCCTTGGCGTTTAACTCAACCAAGGTTAATCCAGGCGTATCATCCCAAACGATTGGCAATCCAGATATCTCAGCACCTTTTCGGTGTATTAATTCCCAATCATGGTCATGAAGCTTTGAAGGTGTTTTAATCCTCGAAAGTGGTATTCCTGTTTCAAATGAAAGGATCCGTTGTTGCAATTGCTCCTTTGCCATTTCGAGCGAAAATATAGCAACCGGCTTACCTGATCGAGCGGCATTAACTGCTTTCTTGAGCATCAAAGCTGTTTTACCCATTGCAGGACGAGCTGCTAAAATAATCAAATCAGTTTTCTGCCAACCACCTGTCGCTGCATTCAAATCCGTGAATCCGGTATCAACACCGGTTACATCCAGCTCTCCAAGTTCTGCCTGTCTGCTCATTTCGGCAATCATGAGATTGAAAGCTTCTTCTTGGCCAACTTCTTTTCGAGTAATGATATTGTTCAGCAACTGATCACGCTTTGATTCATAGAGAGAAATCGTGTCAAAAACGTCCTCAGTGTCATCATAGCAATTTAAAATCGTCTCGTTCGATACTTTGATCAATTCCCTCTGGATGTACTTCTGAGATATAATCCTCGCATGGAATTCAATATTCGCAGAGGAAACAACGCGATCTGTAAGCAACGTTAGGTAGTAAGCGCCTCCAACTTTTTCCAAATTACCATCTTTCCGAAGCTTCTCCATGACCGTCAAAATATCGATCGCCTCAGCTGTCATTGATAGATTTTGAACGACTCTGAAGATGATCTGATGAGCATCTTTGTAGAACATTTCCGGATGCAGAATATCTGAAATCATCATGAGTGCATCTTTCTCCAAAAGAATAGCACCAAGCACAGCTTCTTCCAAATCCATTGCATGCGGAGGTAATTTCCCTAAACCATTAGCCTCTAAATTTGGCTTTGGTCTTTTGTATCGTTCTTTGTCGTAACTCATGCTAATCCGTTTCTTCTTTTTTGCACGATGGTGAACGTTGTCGTATCTCTCCATCCATTATTTTTCCACAACCACTTTCCAATCAATTCACCTTCTTTCGTGCCGGATTGACTTGGCATTTCATCACCGATGACCATTGGCACCTTTTTGATCACCCCCTCACTTGCTGTTTTGCCAAGTTCGATTTGTCGTCTGGTCCATGATTGACAGTGAGATTTTGCCTCTGTTTCTTTTTCGTGAATTTTTCCAGATCCAGCGCAGAAGATGAAAAACTTTTCAATCCACAATGGAACATCATCTGGGTTATCAATTCCTAGTGATTTACCGTAAGCAGATTGCCATTCAGAAGATGACAACAAAACCTTTTCAAGATCTTCCATTGATCGATAGCTTCCCCAAGCATCAGGAGAAGGAACTGAAGGATCTGACGAGGCGTTGACGACGGAGATTTTTTCTTCTTTTTCTTCTTCCTCTATTCTACTTTTATCTTCTTTACTTTCCTTTACTTTACTTTGCGGGTTTTTGTCTACAATTTCACCTGTTTTGTTTACATCATGTATACATGTTGCATGCATAATGGGTGTTAACTTGTACCCCTGTCCTATCAATTCGTTTACAATGTCTACATGTTGCATACATTTGTTTGCACGTCGCTTGTATGCATCCTGTATAGAGTTTACAAATATTTGCGACCAGATTACACGATGTTTCCATAGCTCAGAATCAAAAACTTTGATCTTTACAAGGTCATTTATGATCGAAATTAATACCTCTTCATCGACATTACAACGTGATGCTAAGAAGGAGATTTCAATCTCATCGTTAAGGTCTAGATAATGATTATCCGCGCTCGCTAGAGCTTCTAAAAGCTTGAACCATGTTGCGTATCCATCATTGCCATATCGCTTCTCGATGAAGTCCATTTTCTTCCCATTACCTATCAAATGTGGGAAATAATCTACTGTATTCTTTTTCTGTGTAGCCACAACTTACCTCCTTCTTAAAACACTTCTTTTCATAAATTCATAGCCACTTTTAGCTTTGTTAATCTCTAACATGAGGAATTGTCCGATCGTCATTAATAAGATGGAAATACCGGTTAGTAAGGCACCTAAAAGGAATATGGGGATGTATACGATTGCTAATACTTCAATTATTTTTTTCATCTTTCGTCAATTTTAGCTTTTCCTCTCTCTTAAGGGCAGCGCATCTTTTCGAGCAACATAAGCCCCAACCTCTTTTTAAATTGCGCTTATCGGCTTCGTATGAATCTCGACAGTAATCGCAGTTTCTCTTAACGTGTGCCATATCTTTTTACCTGAATTAATAAATTATGAGGATTGATGTAGGAATTCTCCCATCCTCTTGTTAAAATAATATCACTCAACATATAACCGTCAATAGAATGAATATTATGAATCAAAATAAATTGTCCAGGATCTTGAACAATACGCATAAGTTCATCCATTGCTCTACGTGAACCAAAAACTGCTATTCTTTTCATTTCTTAACCTCGCTTTTTAAGGTATTAATGTCAATGGCCAAACCTTTTTCAATTAATCCATCCAAGTCAGCATGTAGTTTATACAGCTCTTTAAAGAACTTTAAAGTGTCAAAGCAATAACCTCTAGTGAAACCTATAGATTTTGAATTGCTGGAATATGCTATAAAGTAGTCTTTTGGGACTATGAAACTCATCCCTTTATCTACATCATAGAGCCATACAGTTCCTGAATTTGGTTTTAAATAAACATCAAGATTGAATTGTTCCATTACTTCCAAAGCTTCTTTAGAAAAACAAGACCTAAAAACCTTGAGCCACTCATCTTTTGTTAGGTCAGACAAAGGCCTAAGGATTGGCTTAATCTCTGAAAGAACTACTTTTTTATAATAACCATACTTGCGACCTACAGATAACAATATATACTTCTTATATATTTCTATTTGTTTTATCTCAGAAATGCGACTACCATATATTTCATTTGGCTGATTATTTGCCCAATCCATGTAGTCACTTCCTTTTCTAGCGTAAAAATCCTTAGGCTCTTGTTTCTTCCAATCGGATAATTCCTTAAGATTAGTTATACCACTATACTCGACTTTCAATCCATATGGTAGATACCATGTTAAATGTTCAAATGTTAATTTTTCCATAATTAAATATATAATTGGCCTTTTACGTTAGCCTCAGTTTGAATAATGTTGATTTGAGCACGCCATTTCATAGCATCTTGAGTAGTTGGGAACGGTTTTAGCGTATTTAACCCACTAATGGTAAAAAGGACTTGATTAGTCTTATCAGGATCTATTCTAAGATTTGAGAATGTTCTCATCTTAGATAGTGAGTTGGTTTCCTTATTATAAAGGAGAATGTATTTCCCTTTATCAAATACCCATCCCAATACCTCGTAATTTGAATCTGTATCAAGGAATGGACCGGTTAATTGGTTAAAAATCGATTTGGTGATTTTCACTTTTTTGAGTTCTACTACCATAATTTTGAGATTAAAAAAGCCCTTGGCAGGAATCCCCAGCATCTCACAACTGGTTCATCCTATCAAGGGCTAAAATGTCTTTATAAATTGTATTGATGTGAGATGATACAATTAAGTAATCCAAATGTATAACTTAATTTCAAGTAATCCAAATGGATTACTTGTATTTTGTAAAATTAAATTAATTGCCCACTTCATGATACTCAGGAGCGATGTCGTAAACATCCTTTTGAACCTCGATCGGAACTACTCCTGCGTGTTCAAGTTCAATTGCTCGCTTCTCTGACTCTAGCCTATCCATTATGTTATCAACAAGCTGATGCGGCAGAAGACAAAAGAATGAAACTACCCTATCCATTGCTGATGCCATGTCGTATTCGAGCTCATCAGCATCCTTAAGGTTATACTTATGCAATAATGAGTTTTTCATGCCCTGAGCACCTTTATAGATCTGAGCACTAAAGTTTTTTAAGGTTTGATCTTTTACCTCAGAATCAAATAGATTGTTTCTCCATCTATTCTCGACGAGCTGTGCGATCGTGCCAATGAATTGAACATCTTTTAGTATGTTGAACTCACGTTGCGGAGTTAATTTAACTTTGATTGCTGGCTTGGGAATTATTATTTGATTCATGATTTTTAGATCTTAAGTTTCTGATATTATCTGAAGCGGCAGAAAAGCCCTTTAAAATTATTTGAAAACCTTCCTTTACTTCAGATACCAATTGGCTCAGGTTTTCATCTTGACACTCGGGAAAATCAAACTCTTTGAATCGTGAGTATAGGTTATTTACTTTTTCAATGTCTGTCATGGTCGATTTTTTCTAAGTACATATTTGCACAATTAATTGCTTCTTTCTTCACCTCATTTAGTTGACCTTCTCTTAAAAATGGTATCTCAAGCTCTACCCAATTTTCATCGACTTCCTCAAAATCAGTAATTAAGTCAGCTGTCCATGGATCGCTTTCACGCCAACGAATATAGATGGTGTATCTAGTTTCATTGTAGATGAACTGATAATAACATTGATATGGAAAGCCACACAGATCATTAAGCCATTCATTTAAATGTAAGTTCATAATTAAAACGGTGTTATATTAAAGTTGTCAATTGTTAGTCCTGCAGTAGCGATCGTAACAGTTTTTAATGTTTCATCTTCAATTCGCTGTTTGAAGACTTTGGCGTCCGAGTTCCTATCGGATAAGTGTATAAGAACGATATTGTTAACAGCTCTTAAATCATTTGCTTTAAGCGTTTCTAAACAAGTTTCTACACTCATATGGGATTGAATAACCCGATTTCTTAGAAAGCGATTACCTGCTAACTTTTCATCAATTATATCTTGGCTATAATTAGCTTCGATCAATATGTTATTTAATCCAGGGAATTGATAATTACAGTAGATCGTATCGGTAAGAAATAAAGTTGTTCCCATTTCAGGATGCTTAATTAAGAAGCCACATGGCTCATTAACATCATGGTGTGTATCAAAAGCAATCACATCAAATGGACCTAACTTGTAAATTCCTCCCTTTTTAACAGCATTGAAACGATGGTGAACACATTTTAAACCTTTGATCGTTCCGGCGGTAGCATAAATATCAATACCTGACTTTACAGCATCCCTTACCCCTTTGCAGTGATCCCCATGTTCATGTGTTACTAAGCATCCGACAACCTTACTCAGATCGAAATTCAAAGCCTGCTTGATTCTTTCAAATCTTACCCCACACTCGACAATAAGGGTTTCCCCATTATTGTCGGTGAAAAGGTAGCAGTTACCATCACTATTGCTGTTTATGATGTGTAACCTCATTAGAAGTCCATTTCAACTTGATCATCACCTCCAGGATTCTCATTTGGTTGCATAGCTGAACGTTTTGGCTCATCTGGAACAGAAACAGGTTTCTTTTCTATAGGTGCATCTTTAATTTTGATTTCCTCTACCACAATAGCATCCTCAAAAGAAATAGTCTGCTTATTTGCATTTGCTCGGATTTCAGTCTTAACCTGATCTGTGGTAGCATCATATTGCTGATCTTCCTTTTCATAAAGAACACTATCATCTGAAGATCTAATCAACAGTTTACAACCACGGTTGATGACTGTTTTTATTGCCATTTGATCACTAAAATTTTTATGGGCTCCGCTATTACCTTTTGATCCACCTTGCCCCCAAGCAAGCTTTATTTGTGAGATATTCATAATCTCAACATCCTTAGTTCCGTCGGCCAATTCATATGCGAAGTATGCACCTATTACTTCGCCACCAATTGTCTCAAGTGACTGCTTATGCTTTAAGATTCTAGTGCGATAAGGAAATTCTAGATCTGTTTCAAATTCAAACTCATCACCTTTGAAAATTGCTTTTTGGTTATGACTTACTAATCCACCATATCTTTTAGCTAGAACCAAGTTCCCTGTATATTCAGGTGAGAATTCTAATGTTTGACCATAGGCGATAAAATCACCCTGTTTTTTTAAGGGAGATAATCCCCAAACAACCATTTTAAGTAAAGCGTTCGCAATGCTTTCTTTAGTACATGCCTGAAGTACAGGATTGTTATTACGATCTTTTGTTTCCTGCAATACAAGCCATGCACTTTTTAATGCATTTTCCGGACTATAATCCTTGGGAATTCTAAGTTCGCCCGATTGTTGAAATGAAGTGATCTTCGCTAATACTGACGTTGTAATATTTTTTTCTTCTTGTTGTGCAGCTACTGCAGATTGTTGATTAGACATAGTTATTATTTTAAAATTTTATAAATACATTGGTTCAATTTTTCAGAAGGCATTGGCATTCTGATTTTACCAAACCACATTATGGCTTGGTGATCGCTCGGGAGCATAAATTTGCATCCCGAGCATGACACCTTTTTTATTGATGAAAGTGGTGTGGTAGATTTTTTAGCCATTAGGCAGTTTTCTTAAGCTATTTGGAAATGGAGTCCAGAATAGGATCTTTTCATCGGAAACACCCATAAACCAAACCCATTCCTTTTCACCGACTTGCATTTTAAGTCTATGATTATTCAGTACCGATCCAGTATCTGTCATTATCAAAACCATTTTGGTAGTTTCAACATCTTCTCCATTATTAATTAGATCAGGATAATTTTCAGGCATTTTATCCTTACAACTGATCCATTTTGGAGCAAATTGATCAGCATATGCTTCTGCTACTTGACAGGTAATTCTATCTAAAACTTCCATTTCAAATAGTCCTCTGTGCTCATGCTCTAGCTTGCCTCTCCAGTTACTGAAACCGTTTGATTGAGCCACCTTGT